TAAACATACATACTCAAGAGCTACCAGAAGAGACAATGATGAGAGTCTTTAGCTTACGCAAGTCTCCTGGAATGGTTTTAATAAGCTCTGACGATATAAGCAAGGCAGAGGTTGAAGAGGTTGAGAAGTTTACCACAGACTTTGAAGTAGGTAAGACTAAGACAGCATCACAAAGATTAAGAGCTGTACTATACAGAGTATGGGAGCAGAGCGAACAAGCATACGATTTTCCTATATGGTATGAGTCACAGATGGAAAGAATAATAAATAAGTATAAAACAACACTTGAGCAATAATAGGGCAACCAGGCATCAAGAGATTTGGAAGAGAACGAAGAACGGACTAGAGCTTGTATTACCCAAAAAGATTAAAACAGACATAGGTTTCCAATTAATGTTTGGACATAGAGAGGACTATAGAGTAGAAGAAAAAAGGATAGAAGATAATGCTAACAGATACCAAGCAAAAACATATTTAAGTATTGAAGATTTTAAGCAGCATATTTAGAACACTATTAGCACTATTAGTTATAGTCAGTTGTTTACCTATATTTGTAGTAATATTTTTACACTTTTTTATAGTGGGATTTGTAGCAGAAGAAAATAAAAGAAATGACGATAAAACAAATGCAAGAAAAACAAATGAAGAAAGCATTGAGCAAGTATAGTACTATAGAAGAAGCTGCTAAAGTTTTAGGTATAAGTGCTAGAAAGTTATATTTCTTTAAAAGAAAAATAAAAGATGAAGATAATAGCATCGGTTAGTATAGAGGTTAGAGTAGACGATACAGAGTTATTGGACGATGCTAAGGAAAGAGCAATAGACGAACTAATAGACTCTTTAGAGGATTGGATAAATAATAACGGAATACCACCAATAATATCTATAGAGTATAAGCTACCAGAGATAGATGAGAATCAACAATTTTTAAACTAATGCCAAGTCTACCAAAAGGAAAGAAAAAGAAATGGATAGCAAGTAGTAAGAAGACTACTGGCTTTACTGAGAAGCATAAGAGCGAAAACTATGACTTCTATAATAGTAGAGCTTGGAGACAGCTTAGAAAGTGGCATATAGAACGAGAGCCACATTGCAGATGGTGTACTGAAGAAGGCAAAGTAAATTATAAAGATAAGATAATTATTGACCACATTATAGAGATTAAAGATGGTGGAGATAGATTAAACCAAGACAATCTACAGACTTTATGTTTACCACATCACAATCAGAAAACAGCGTGGGCAAAATCAAAACGTAAAAGAAATGGCAAAGAGTAAATACTTCTACGACTATACAAGGAACAAAGACGAAGCTAAAGAAGTTATAGAGGACTTAAAGAGCAATCCTATTCCTAACTACTATGTAGGTAACACTTATGGATATGAAGCTAGAAAAGTATGTGAGGACTGGGATTTATCGTACAACATAGGAACAGCAGTAACCTATCTACTTAGAAGTTCTTACAAGCACGATAGTCCATACGATTGCATACAGAAGGCTATAAACCATTTACAATTTGAATTAGATAAACTAAACAACAGAGAACAATGACAAGCGAACTACTAGACTTATTTGAGGAAGCAAAGAGAATAATAGATAAGCAAGAGGAATTAATTAAGATGCAACAATCTTTAATAAAGACAATGCAACAAGGACTGCAAGGAGTAGAACTAAACGAGCTACTACTAAAGAAACAACTAGCAGACCTACAAGAAGAACTAGAAACTATTACTAAGGATTATATAGATGTAATGGGGGGGGGCGAAAAAGTATAACCGATATGTCAGTACAT